TCAGCTAAGCCCGTGTCCTTCACAGATTTCTGTTACTTCTGTATCTGTACTGTGGCGTCCTGAGTACTTAAACCCTGCTGATCCCTGTGGTACTAACCATGCACCAAAAGATGAGAAAGTACTCGCATGTTCAATCACCTTGTACTCGAATTCTGAACCTTTATAACAGCCCGTATATGCTTCTGAGGTATTGATCTTACCGAATGGAGGATTACCATATGCCACATCATAGAAACGATCTGGTGAGTACTGTAGAGCATCACCAGTAATCCATTCCGCTTCCGGTAGTATCCTCTTCCCAATCACAACATATTCAGGATTGAGTTCTACGCATGTAATGTGCGTTGGTTTGTTTCTTAAGTACTGGTAGTAGCTAAGGCGACCGATGCCCGCACATAGTTCGATACATTGACCAGTACAGCCAGCATCAAGTATGAAATCCCACGCAAGCATTTCAGGGGTAAAGAAAGCACAAGTAGCACCAATGCCATCCCCCTTATAATTGGTGAATATGAATTCCCTATCATCTTGTGTTAATTTTTTATCTGAGTGGATGAGTTCCATTACTTGAATGTGTAATGCTGATTCCTTTTTTGTAATTCTTGCCATAAAATACCCTTGTACAATTATTGTACGGGTATTTAGGAAATAATAATGAAAAGCCTAATTATGATTCTTATCCCTTTAGCTTTAACAGGATGTGCAGCAGTACAATATAATGATGGTAAGACTGTTAGTATTCAGTCAGACGGTTGGTATGGTTTAGATAGTTTACAAAAAACAGCTGATAAAGCATGTCAGCAGTATGGTAAATCTAAAGCAACATATACACATAGTGCTAACATGAACCCGAGTCTACCCACAGGGACAGGTGTTCAAAATACAATTTGGAAATGTGAGTAGTAACATTTAACTACGTGGAGACAATCATGACTGAATCAGAATTCTATAAAAAATATCCAACAAAAGATTTTGAATTGAATCGCGTACATAGTAAAGAAAGTGGTTTTCAGGATTCAATTGAAGAAATCACATATGATGTTGTAGATAAACATTCTGATGAAGTAGTAGCCAGGGTTAAAAGAACAGAAGTCACTAATCGCGGTAGTGAATCTACTATTTTCTGGGAATAAAAAAAGCCCCATATGGGGCTTTCTTAGCTCCCACCAACCATGATCAACAGTACTTGCATAAGTTGACCAAGTGGTACTTGGATTAACACAATACCGAAGTAATCAAGTACTGGAACTATGATCCAGTTATAGAGAATAATCAAACTCAATATGAAACCTAAAAAGTTTCGCCAGTGAAATGAACTTTTCTCTATCTCTTATTTGTTTACTTCTATCTGCCCTTCTGCATTAGTTTTTGTAACTTCCTGTTCAACCGTTTTCTTCTTGATGAAGAAGTCCATTCCAGTTTTAATCAAATCAATCAGTAAATTTATCATTCCATGATCCCCACGCAATACACCCAAAAGTGTTTACCTTTTACAAATAATTTTTTCTCTTCTATCAAGTATACTGATGTTTCATCAGTTTTTAATTTCCATTTCAGTACTGAACCTTCCTGAAATTGTTGTGGCTTCTCATATGCCACATTCATGTAACTACCACATTTGATATCGTTAGCGGTTAGTACTTTCTTAAATTTCTTACCAAGAAAACAAATATCAATTGGAGTACTGTTAGCGAAGGGTTCAATACCATTCATTGTTATATATGCAGTTTGTTCACCATAATGTTTATCAAATATCATGTACTTTTTACCCTTAATGTTCCTTTAATACCACTAATTACTAAACGTGCTCCCTTATTGGCTTCTTTATAGAAGTCATAAATTACCTTACGCCTCTTATCTTCACGTATACCAATTACACGTTTTTTGTTATTCTTTTTGTTCTTAACGTTTGTATCTATCAGACGTTCTTTATTACCCTGCCTGACGATTTTATAACGGCCTTTCTTGAGGTTTGTATACAGACCAGAAATGTTACCCTGTTTTGTTAATCGTGCTGAACTGGTGGGTACAAACTTACGTACAGTTTCTTCCTTTACGAGAACGTTATATAAGTACTTCGCCTGTAGTTTCTTAACGAAGATTGCACAGGTGACACCAGTACTGGTTTTTTGATAGGTAAACATAACAGCACGATTAGTGAATGGAACAGCACCACGATCAACCGAGTTGGTAATACCAGTCTGTAAATTCTTTGACAATATCCGAGTACGATTAATGATTTCTTTCTGAAAATTACGGCCTAAATCCTGTCCCGTACTGTTTATGTATCTCTGTACATTCCTTATACCACTTATACTACTCATCTCTTTTCCTTAATTTAAACAGGATAGCAATTCCTGCAATATCCCATGAAGTCGTTTTTTATCTTTGCCTACAGGCAAACGAGCCTTATGCATCAGTGATAAATTCAGACACTGTGGTTTTAATCCCTCATATAGTATCAATGCAGCCTCAATCAATAGAGTCTCCCGCATTGTTGAAAAAGCCCACAGGACAGTTTTTCTGTACTGTTCACCATCAGTAATTTTTTGATTAACTATTTTTGAACTTGATGTGTACTCACGCCATCCATTTTCAATTGAATCAATTTTTAATTTTTTAATGTCTTTCACTCTTTTGTACATCTGTTTACTACCGATATACGTAGAGCCGTCCTCAAACTCAAATAAGTAAACGAATCCACAATAGCTACCATTTGTTAATTCTTCTTCACTCCAGTCTGTTGTGTAGTTCCATTCCATAAATATTCCAATATAACAATTACTATAGGAATATTTATGGACATTAAAGACAGATTATGGATATACGAAGGTACTAAAGAGTATCAAACCAAAATGAACTATTTCAGGAATGGAAAGTTTTACCCATATAAGGATTCATTGGGGAAATTAACGATCGGTTGCGGTCATTTAGTACTGAAAAATGAGAATTTTAGTGATGGTATAACAGAAAAAGAAGCGGATATTCTGTTATCACGTGATCTCGCGAATGTTATTTTGGAGGTACAGTCATTGGAATTGAATGTACCTGATGACTGGAATGATTTTATGATCATCATGACATTTCAGTTAGGCATTAATGGTGTAAAGAAATTCAAAAGAATGATTAATGCATTACAAGTAAAGAACTTTAGGGAAGCAATCGTACAAGCTAAAGACAGTCTTTGGTATCGACAAACACCCAATCGTGTAGATGATATGATTCGACAATTAACTAACAAATAAATAAGGGGCATTATGCCCCTTTTTCATTTTCCAGAATTGTTAAGATACGTTCAATTTTTAAATCGAGTTGATGAATCTGATCTTCCAGATTCTTCAAGGATTTCTTCATCTCATCCTGTTCTGCTTCAAGTCGTGAAATATTACTTTTCTGTAATGCAATTTCAGTCTCTACATTTCCCATTCGATCCAGCAAATCATTTGTATCAGTACTGTTATCCCGATAGATCGTCCACAAAAGCGTACAAAAAGCAACTACACAGGCTGCAATTGTTCCAATGTCCATTTTTAACACCTTATTATTGTAATATTAGTATTTATATTTAATATCCAGTAAAACTGGCTAAAGCAATACGGATTCCATTACCGCCCATCGCCTGTTGATATGTTTTTTGTAACCTGTTGATGTACTGAATCGAGAATGATGTACTGCTATTGCGTCTAATCACAATGCCTGAATATCCAGACGTAGTACCATCAGTACTGTAATTACCAGGACATTGACTGATGCAAATCCACGGATTAGCAATAGTAGTATTCACAGTTAGAGCGTTTTTCAAATCATGTGATGGTGGCACTGTAATGAAATCAGATATACGCGGCATAGTACCTGCACTTGCCGCACTCCATACAAGATTACCGGCTGGATCAAATACATCAAGATATCCAGATTGAATTGGAGTGGTATTACTGCATATCATAAAACGTCCTGTACCTTGTTCATACATACTCGCTCCTGGAAAACAATAACTCCCGTCCGTTAATAACTGAAACCACTTTAGCCCACTTTCGGGGAAAAACGGATATGGTAAATTACCCAACGTACTACCATTACCAAAATCACTAACAATTCTTGAAAAACCAATATCAGACAATGCACCCATCGTTTTTACAGTACTCATCACAACTGATTTGTTCTGTGAGTCAATTGTTAACGCTCCCGCTGAATTATAAAGTTGAAAACCTGCCATCATCCCACCTTAAACATCGAATTTATATACATCAAAATAGAGCGTAGTTGGATAAGTACCACTAGTCGGTAAGTACTGAACTGTAAAAGCATCAGTACCGGGAATACAGTGATAATCATTCCACGGCATATTAGTTCGTAGTACTGCCAACCATCCATTGGGACGCATTGATGCAAATGGTATGCTCCATGTTGTAATCCCTGCTGATACTGCCAGACTGACAGTACCCATAAAACGCATATTGTAATCATTGAGATCAACGGTTAATGTTCCCGTTGCATCCCAACATTGTAAACCCTGTGCCATTTTTATTCCCTATTACCATAATCCCATTCGTACTCGTAACGTACCATTGTTATCAAATATCTGAATGAGGTTGTTACTGATTGTCATTCTCCCAGTACCGCCAGCACCATTAATATATAAATTACCAGCTTTATCCATTAACCATCCGGTACTGTTAGGTACATAGTTATTACTCTGAATGTACTGACCTATTTTTGCATTAGTAATTTCACCATCAATAATTTTTGCCGAATTAATACTCGCATTGGCAATCTTACCGTTGGTAATAGCACCATCAGCAATGTATGCAGTGCCTATCGAACCAGACTGTATAATGGCATTATTGAGATATGTTGTATTTCCAACAATAGCAAATGGAGCTACCGCACCAACTGTTGCACCCGCCGATGGAGCCACTAATAATTTATCAGCAACAAAATAGATAGCACTATTATTTACAGTCCCCTGACTCGCAACAAGTCGAATACCCGATACAACACCATTAGCATTTGCAGAAAGCGTGTATGATGCATCAACAGTACTCTTATCTGCTTTTGCAGTCATTTGTTGGTTAACACCCGCAATTTGATTATCAGTACTGGCCTTGAGCTGTGTAATCGCCTGTGTTTGTGCGGAATTGTTATCTACAACGGTCTGATTCAATGTAGTGATTTTTGCAGTATTACCATCAACTATATTTTTCAGTGTGTCCACGCGAGTATTGGTATATGTTGTACTCTGATTTACTGCACTGGATAAGGTTGTATCAAGCTTATTCTGTAAATTAATAACGCTTTCAATCTGTACTGCATCATCCGCAGTAAATTGATAACGTGAATTAATCTGAATTGTCTGTTCAGTACTGTACTGAATACCATCCGTACCGAACATATCAAAAAGACCCATTTTAACTTTATATGTACCATCAACGATATTAGGTACAGAATCAAATGCTGGCTTATTTGAAATGAATGTACGAACCGTATTGCCTGATGTGATCACAAACTCAGCACCTGCATAGTCCGGTAGTTCATTTGGAGTCCATGATACAAATAGATTACCAAATCCACCTGATATGGTAACACCCTGCACTAATGGCATTTGTTTGTTCTCAACCGTTATTTTAACTTCCTGACTGTATGTAGAGGAAAGATACCCCTGTGCAATAATGCCTATTGTAGGTTTGCGAATCTTCCGACTATTGAGAACAAATGTATAATTAAAACTACTGTCCTGAGTATAGAACGTATCAATAAGGGTATTACCATTATAGATATTAACAATATAATACTTAAAATATTCAGTAAATGAACGACCGTTTACCAATAACGCTTTCTGATTATCCCACCGCAGATTAAAATCTGTCTGATCGGTAACATATGCAGATTCAGTACTGTTAATTAGTTTCAGACCTGTGATTGCAGGCAGAAGAAAATTATACCCCGGTATAATACCATTAAGGGTTAGTCGTTGACTGATTAATCCGATGTTATTGAATGCAACGACTGAGAAATCATAAGTGCCAGTGTCGCTTAGGTTGAATATTTCATAATCTGTTTTTAATTTATTTGTACTCCCTGCATAACTCCAGACATTGGATGTGCTCAATTTATAATACACATAGTAACCACGAAGGTTTGGATCAACACTTCCAGTCCATGACATGGTGACTACTGAACCAGTACTGATATTTCCCTTGCGAGATACCTGTAAATTCGTTGGTGGTAGAACAGTTAATGCTGGAAACTGCATTGAACCCGATGGCGACCATACGCCCGGATCAATCCCATCAAATATCGCATCTGGATACTCAACAGCAGTGATTGTTACATAGCCTACACTGTCCTGCTTCGTAGCAACATCCTTTGAGAGTACCTTAAATTTTCCGTTAATTGCCAGTTCTTCATTGCTGACATTTATGGCATCCCATACTTTCAAGTCCCACCCTTCACTGGTTGTAAAGGTAATAGTACGCAGACTGTATTTCGCCTTGAGTACTTCATTGTTCACCATGCGAGATAATGTATCGGTATCATAGACCCATGAATAATCCCGACTGAGTGTGATGACCTGTCCATCTGTCCTGATCGCTTCATCAGTACTGATATCTGATGGAATACGCAATACATCAGTTGTGTACATTGATAATGGATTCGTATATTTCGCATCGATGGTATTAAAGTAATCAGTACTCCCTGATGTACTAATCTGTACCTGACCAAACATGTTTGATTCATCAAATGATGCAACTGACAGTGTTTTACGGTCTGTAGTCATGCAAATCTGACCCGCATGTACATACATAATCCCACCGAAAGATTGCAGTACGTCCTCAATGTTCTGTTTATATGTATTGGAATAACTCATTGAACCATTTGCATAATATTCCATCTGATTACAATATGCTGCTGTCTCATAAAATGTATCAGTATTAATTAATGCAGGTTCAATCCCCATCCCATATTCTGTATTTGTTAGGTAATCATAAATGATTGATGGGGGATTACTGGTAGCAAATTTAGTACCAGTACTGAAATCATAGATTTCCATTCCTTTCATTTCAGTAGTTAATGTGAACTGATCATTAACGAGAAGATTGTTTTCAAGAGAATCCTGTGTCTTCTTGATAACGACTGAAATACTGACAACACCCTTACCAAGAAATTTATCTGTCCATTTCGGCCCGGCATACTGTTTAGCCAGTGTTTTAGTCGTGGTGTAATCACCACCAAAACGTACTTCGAGCTGTAGTATGTCCCGATACTTACTGGCAATGCTCGCCTTTGGTACTACACCATCTGATGTGATCGGTACTGCAATGACAGGTTCATTATCGATATAGATTTGTTCTATATGCTTCTGCACACCTGCCATACACACAGCCTGTTCACTGAAAAGGTACTGTGAACTACCATCAGGGATGTTGTACCAGGCAACAATAGAACCGACCAGTATGAATGCTCCCCCACTGATACCGTTTTTATGGGGTAACTGACCACCGTACAGTACTGGTAGTCCTGTCGTGGGAGACGTCGATCTACTCAGACTGTCTGCAACATCCCCATAGTTCTGTACTCCTAACTGGCTCAACATTGATGTTGCAACCAGACTTACGGCGGCACTGGCAGCCCCCCATCCAATAGCCGCTAATGCTGTACCACCAGAGAAGTACACCGCCGCTGCTACTATTACGCCCGTTATTACTGCGGAGAAAAACCCGCCTATACTCTTACCCATTGTGTTTCCTTACTCTGTAATATTTCCCATCCGTGGGTTTTTGTATTAACTGAAAGTTTTTATGTTTATCATCGATTCCCAACAGGCGACCCGATACAACCACACCCATAATCAGGGGATTATCTGAATCTAACCAGATATCGCCATCAATAGTATGTGTAACCTCATCACAATAAGTCTGTACTATCTGACCAGTATGATCCCAGCCATCAGTATTTAAACCCTTAATACCCGCTTTGATAGTTTTATATTTCCTCTCAGAGAATGTAGTCCCAGCGAACAGGTCAATTACTTTCAGTACTGTCATGTTGCAGTCGTTATCACAAAGTTTGTGGGGGTTATCTATTGCGTACTGAATAATGTCCATTAATTGATTATGTAAATTCATTATTTGTATTTCCATGTCTGATTTTGATTAACCTGTCCCAATAAACTAAAATACGCATCTGATGGATAATATGACTGATATACAGAATTCGCGGCTATCATTGGAGGCTGTCTGTCCAGTTTTTTATATACTGAATTTATATAAACAGTCATTTCATTCTTCATATCATTAGGATCTGCTACTGCCTGAATGTAATCGATGAAACCTGAAAACATGAGCATTGAATATAGTACTGTACTGTCAAACGGACTCAGAATGGCTAAAGTAATATTCATCTGTGCATCCTTGAGAAATCCACCAAGTGCAAGTTGTCGTACTGATGTATTAACATTACTGATTTTCATATTGATAGCGTCATTGCTGATGCCTTTCTGTTCACTGAATGATGGTAATGAATCAGTCACAACATCTGGAAAACTAATATAATTATTCCCATTCAATACAATATCTATTAGTCCATCAGTCCAGTGAAAGGCACTGTATCCCTTTGGAATTACATCAAAACAGATCACATGAACACCCAATGACATAAGTTCAGTTATCGTCAATTTTGTCTTATTACCACCGCGAACAAGATTCCAGTACTGTAATAGTTGTACATTCGTCAGTATGTTTTCATTCATTATGTGATATTCTCCGTCGCCTTAAGTTGAAGGTTCATGACATTAGTGATACCCATCGTGTAATCATTATCAGGATCGAGTACTGCCTCAATCATTTGATCTTGACCCGCCATTTCCGGACAGCTTTTGTATCTTAAGTTAACGATGCCCGCTGCCGCCGGTATTCTCTCGGAGAGTGATATCCCAGCGCACTATGCGGGTGATTTTCATTGTAATGCGTGAACGCCGCTGCAAGGTTTCGCAGGGCTGTTCTCACATCCGGTTTCGGCATGAACGCGATATAGTCTTCCTTCATCGTCTTCACGAACCGTTCGGCCATGCCATTGCTCTGCGGGCTGCTCACCGCTGTTGTACATGGCTCCAGATTCAGCTCTTTGGCGAACCTCCGCGTTTCATGCGCGGTATATGCTGAACCGTTGTCCGTCAGCCACTGCACCGCTGTGTCGGGCAGCCTGTCGCCGAAGCGCTTTTCCACCGACCTCAGCATCACATCCTGCACGGTCGAACTGTCATAGCCTCCCGTGCTTGCTGCCCAGTCTATGGCCTCACGGTCGCAGCAGTCCAGCGCGAACGTTACCCGCAGTTTTTCGCCGTTGTCGCAGCCGAACTCGAAGCCATCTGAACACCAGCGCATATCGCTTTCTGCCACCGCTATCTTGCCCTTATGTTCACGCTTCGGTCGCTCTGGTTTGTGATGCAACAACAACAGGTTATGCTCGCTCATTATCCTGTAAAGCCGTTTGGCATTCACAGGTGGCTGTCCCTCTGTGCGACGTTGCTTGCGCAGGATGCCCCACACGCGTCGATAACCATAACTCGGCATATCGCTGATAATGTTGAGGATAGCCGACAGTATTTCTGCGTCTGCTTCTTCATTACGCCGGTTACAGCGCCTGTCCTGCCAGTCGGCAGAACGGTTAATCCGCAGTGACAGTTGCGCACGCGACACGCCCATGGTCCGGCTGACCATGGCTATTCCCCGTCCTTTGGCAACAAGGGCGCGTGCGCTATCCATTTTCGCGACTGACCGTACTCCACGGCTTCTTTCAGGATCTCAACTTCCATCGTCTTCTTGCCCAGAAGGCGCTGAAGCTCCCGGACCTGCTTCAGAGCAGCAGTAAGCTCAGAAGCAGGAACGACTTCCTCTCCAGCCGCAACGGCGGTGAGGCTGCCTTCCTGATATTGCTTCTTCCACTTAAACAGCAGGCTGGGCTGGATACCATGCAGGCGGGCGACATGGGAGACATTCATACCCGGCTCCATCGTCTGCTGGATAATGGCGATCTTCTCCTGAGGAGTTTTACGTTTACGGACTTCTTGCCCTAACAGGATCCCGGTCATCTCAAAATTGGTGTTAGTGTTAGACATATATTCAAGCCTATCTCTTATCTGGAGATACAGCTACTGTCTGGTGTTTCAGGGGGCTACATCATACTGCCTCAATCATTAGATTGTTATACGTAATGGGTTCATTAATCTGTACGGTATTCTGTAATGCGGGGAACAGTGTTAATGAGGTATCAGTACGGTCAATGATTCGATAAGTTTTATTATGATTCTGAAACTGAATCAGTTCACCCACAACCATTGAATTGGCATTTGTACTGACAATGCGTGTGCCTTTATTCGCTACTGACTGGCTTTCTAATGCACCTGTCTGTTCTCCCTGATACATACCCATATGACCTAAAGAGAGTGTGAACGGTTTCCCCTGTGAATGCTCTGCAATAAAACTCATAACTTCATTTCGGTCTTTAACATTAAACGTTAATTGAAATGAAATTTGATAATACTGAATCCCAGTACTGCGAATAATCCGTTGACCTGTCCATGATTTATTAGAGTACATCGGTTCAGTACTCTTTAACTGGACATTATTGATTTTTATTTTATTTGAAAACGTTGCCATAAAAATACCCTTTGTTTTAGGGTATTTATCATTAAGTATTACGTCTCTGTGCTGTACGTACTGCCTGATTTACACTATTAGCATGTTTCTTTAGCATCTCATTGAATTTGGCATCACTACCAGACACATCACCCTGGATGATAAGGGGAGCGTTGATTGTGATATCACCACCAGTACTGTTACTCTTCTCCTGATTATCGAGGAAAGATGTCAATTTCTTGTTCGCTTCTGGCTGTACTACCCGTTCACCCGCTTTCAGTACGAATGACTTGTTATCATAGCTTGCGGGGAGTTCATCAACACCGCCATGAAACTGACCTGATGAAGCACCTTTTGCAGTACTGATAATGCTCATACCGAGTGAGAGTACTTTCGCGTAACTCGCTAATGATGCCGGGAACGGCTGTGCCAGTGCCTGTGCCAGTGCTGACTGAATTGACAGTACTGTCTGTGCGATTGTAATCCCGCGACTGACCATGAATGCGGCTTTGGCTGCACCTGAACTCTCACCAAATGCGGCAACCATCGCACCAGAAAGACTTTTTGCGGCATCACTAAAAATACTCAGTTCGGCCTGTGAATGCTGGTAGCTGATATCAATAGCTTTAGCATTGTATTTTGCAGTTATCTCTGCTTTGCGTTTCTCATAGTCTTCGTGACCTTTCAGTAACATATCATTCTGAGCTAGTTCAAGATTCATCGCATCAGTATTATCTTTCTGTAATTGTGCCGTGTTGTCATAAGCAAATGGATTATCACCATTAGTACGTTCATTCTGTTGATCAGCGAGAAACGTTTTTTGCTGATCATTGAGATTACCACTCTCAATAAGATTGTTTGTATCTCTTAATGATTTGTTAGGATCTTGATAACCAATCATCTGATTAACCATTTCAGTACGTTTTGCTGCTGCACTGATCTTTTGATTATTCAGGTACTGTTCCAGTTCACTCTTGGAAAGTCCGAGCGTTTTAGCACTGGCATTGATTGATTTGACTAATTCATCCTGTTGCCTGTCGAATTCTGCCAACTGGCGGGCATTACTATCAATGGTCATATCTGAAATCGCCTTGTTCAGAACCTTACGTGCCGCAATCTCTTTATCCGCACGTGCTTTAGCTTCTGCTGCTGCTTTTTTCGCTGCTTCTTCCGCTTTCTTCCTGGCATCCTCAGCATCTTTATTGAGCTGTTTGTTCAGATTTTCACGTTTTTCTTTTACACCTGCATTCCATTGTTCTAATGCTGAATTCATTTCAGAAGTACTGCCATGATAGGCTGAGTATAAAGATTTCTTGATTGCATCCTTCATTTGTGAGTCTTGCGTTTTTAAATCACTAAGTTGATCAAGGATCTTTTGTCGTGACGTCTGCAATGGTTTCATTGCATTTTTTAATGTATTCGCATCACTACCATCAGTTGCTGGCTTAAATGCCTTTGACATATTATCATTAACATCACTGGTATATTTTTTTAGTTCTTCGCTCTTCTTTTTGGCTGCGTCAATTGTCTTTTGTTCATCTTCTGCTAACTGAGCACCATAAATTGATGAATTTCTCAGTAGTTCATTCTGAAAACCCTTTTGATAGTCCTCGACTTGTTTAATACCTTCCTGACTGGTCGCATAGGCAGAATTAGAAACCGGAGCACTATTAATAATACTGGTCATCAGATCAAGAATATCAGCTAATCTGTCTGCTATTGGGGCCAGTACTGCATAGTTCCATTTTTCCCATGCATTAGATAAGTTATTAGTAGAATCGCGGTACTTTTCAAACGATGCACTTTGTTCATCCGTTAATTGTACGGTTTGTTTGCTTAATGCTATCTGGTATTCCTGTTCCGAATTGTACTGGCTCAGTACTGGTAATCTTTTTGTCATGTCATTACCGATTGTCTCAGACATGTTCACCAGTTGTTGAGCACTATAGCCCTGTGCTTTTGCAGCAAAGTAAATTTTTGCGAACACATCATCACCCGCTGCCGCCATTTTTTGTAATTCGACAATATTCAGACTCAATGGTTTGATGACATCGGTATACATAGAACCGCCAGCATTGAATAATCCATCCTGCAATTTATCTTTCAGATCTTTTTGCTGGTCTGCCACGTTTTCCATTGTAAGACCGACTTTTGCGTACATATTTGCCATTTGCTGAATCTGGCTCAGACTTGTCAGACTCAGACTGGCTGCCTGAAATACTTCAAAAGACTTTTCAGCACTGTCCATTACACGTGAGAATGTTAATGCTATACCCGCTCCCGCTACAGCTACCGTACCAGCGAGACCAGTAAACGCTAATCCGGCTTTACCCATGCCACCACTTAGCGTACTGGTAAATTCCTCAACAATACCGCCACTTTGAGAACCAAATTCATCAAGTGATTGAGTGCTTCGTCTTAATGCTCTTTGTAATGGAGTAATATCACCATCAAGCGTGACTCTAATATCATTATTATTTGCCATTATTTTTCCCTAAAGCAATTTTCTTTATCTGCTCTCCAAGTGATGTAATATCATTGGTTTGTTTCTCTTTTATCTTCTCTAAATAACGTTCATGACGTTCTTTAGTCGTGAGGTTTTCACCATCTATAATCTGTAAAAAATCGAAATCAGTAATTTTCAAACCTTTTCGAAATGACTCAGTGAGATTTGGATTTGAAATTGCCTCTGAATAACAGCGATGAGCATGAAATAACATATCAATTTTAGTACCAGAAGGCTCAATATATGCGTCATATACCATGAGTGCTTCGAGTACATCGGGATCTAAATTATTAAATTCATCAGGACTCAGACCCCGTTTATTCACCATTTTACAAAAGTAATTCAGGTACTGATCTTTTCTTACTTTTTTTCAATTTCATCAACTTTATCAGCAGAGACAAGATCCATAATTCCCATATAGATTTTATTTGCCATTTTAAAATCAATGCTATTAACGTTAATACGCCCTTCCACATCTTCTGTACTGAAAACAGGATCACCATTTTCATCTTTAACGCACAGGACTAAAGTACTCTCAAGTGATTTACATTCCGGTAGATCACGTTGTGTCGGACGATGAATCTGTACGGTAATACCCGTTTCAATTTCAAAAGTATGTAGGGTTGGTTTTAATTTTTGCTTTAATTGTTCAATATTCATATTATTACTTCCATAAAAAAAGGTAAGGATTATTCCTTACCTTATTTATTAGTTCAGTATTATACAGTTGGTAGAATACCCGCCTGAATCGCCGCACCATCAACCGCGAGGTTGAATGCTTTGGTCACGACTGCATCTTTATCACCCGCCAGGGTAGTACTTGATACAAAGCAGGTATAGATTACATAGAAACCATCGGTATGTGTTGAGTCATTAAAGTACTCAATCTTTACCTGGCAGCGTTTCTGCTCATCTGCAAGGGTTTCGAGTAATTTATGTACTGTATTGTCAGGTAAGTAGTTAACTGTTAATTCAATATCGGGTATTGATTTAGTACCTAAAAGTTTACGATTATATGCACTATTAAAAGTGACCACGTCGATTACAGTACTTTCAAAGCCTGATGTAGTGAATACACCAACTTCCGGTACAACCTGAAAATCAGTTGCAACTGTAGGCCCAGCCGTACCAATACTAACAGCGAGGTTAGTACCAGAAAAAATATTCATTGCCATTTTATATCCTTATATAAGTTTATTGGGGATTTTCCTTTCCCTTATTTATTAATTTTTAGTTCTGAAATTTCATTTTGAAGGTTGTCTATCTTCCAGATATTCGACTCTGGAAGATAATTCTTCAATGAGATATTGTTGTGCCTGTATTGCCTGAGTGAGTTTGGCAATCATGGGAACCTGATTCAGATAATAAGCGCCTGGATTATTAGGATCTTCTTCAATATCATAATCTTCTGGCAGTCCTTTTCCCCCTACGCATTCCGGGGATACCGCAATCAGGTCGTTTGCGATAAAACCAAGCATGTTTTCAGTTTCTGGAATTATTCCCCGTTCCTTCATTTTAAATACAGCGGGTGACCATAATAAAACTTCGCTCAATGCTTTTTTAGTATCTGTTACATAAACAATATCTTTTTTGAGCCGTTTATCAGATGTACTGGACAAGCTTACAATACCAACATTGCTAGTATCAATCCAGGCCTCTAGCTGGGAGGATGTATTCCAGTAAAATTGCCAGGTATTACCCTGGTATGGGCCATTACTGCCCTGTTTGCCAAATATACCCCTAACGCTGTTAATAGTGGAATCACCCAGCATAATAGTCCCGCCAGCACCCGATCCCCTTGCAATATTCAGGTTTCCGTCTGAGCAATTCAGTCCCCACAATGCATTTGCATCACCATTACCTCTGTACATATTGATACCGTCCGCATAGTTTGCACCACCAACACGAATCCCCCCATTAACACGGAAAGAAATGTTGCCTGTAGCGGCAGTAACTTCCAATGCATTAGTTTCTGCATGGATAATACGTGCAGTATAGTCTGTAGTAGAGTTATTATAGTGAAAATCTATTACAGGAGTTGCACCAATTAATTCTAGTCCCGCGAACCAGGGAGCAGTCTCTGTACCTAATCCCAGATTAGATCTGGCTGCTGATGCTGTAGTTGCACCAGTACCACCATTTGCTATAGTAAGGGCATTACTTAAAGCAAGTTTAGATATAGCCACACTATTGGCTTCTATAGTAATATTACCTTGCCCTATACTACTATTTCCTCCTGAAGCTATAATACGAGAATCATAGTCAATATTATTACCGGATGAGTGAAAATCAATAAACGGGGTCGAAGTGTTAGTTGTGCTACCTAACTCCACAGCTGTAGCAAGTGATATGTAGGGAAAAGTCTGAGCCTGGCTCCATGAATTAGCTCCATTCAGCAAAGGTACAGTATTACCACTGTTACCAACGTTAAATTGAGCGGCTGTACCAAGACCTAAATTAGCTCTTGCAGTACTGACATTTGCCACATCAGATAGATTACTTGATATCTTTAACTGAGCATCATTGGTTACATTACCAAGACCTAAGTTAGTTCTGGCAGTACTGGCGTTTGCCACATCTGAGAGATTCGCAGCGATCTTCAACTGTGGATCATTGGTTACAGTACTCAAGCCAACATCGGCCTTAGTGATTACGACATTACCCGATAATGGATGATCATTAACTGTAGTAGTTTTATCGACATACTTAGCAGTTGTTTCAGCCTTAATGTATACGTCAAGATTAGCTCTGGCAGTACTGGCATTAGCTACATCTGCGAGATTCGCTGAGATCTTTAACTGTGGATCATTGGTCACAGTACCCAATCCTACATCAGCTTTTGATAACGACACGTCTGTACTGAGCGAATAGCCATTGATAGTCCTGCTCATCGGCACATACTGCCCCGCGATCTGTGTTGCTGTCAGTATGCGGGACCAGGCAGTAGAGGCATTTTTCGCATAGATTGCCAGTGCTCCACTTTTACTGATTGCCAGTGAACATACTGAGTTTACATCCACCAGACCAACACCGAGCATATCAGCACCTACTGGATTACCATCCTGATTAGCCGGAACCTTGATAAAACTGTTACCTGTGGGTACGTCTGCTATGTACTGTGGTACGTCTACACCATTCGATCCAATGCCATAGTCGCCCTGGAAAACAGCGACTAATGCATTAATCGTTGTTGAACGTGCAATGACATCCTCTGGTGTAAATGTATAGGTTTTTGTCAGTACTGAATCCTTATCACCATTAACCATTGACGCCGTAATGGAACCATTCACGATTGCATAATCAATAGTACCTTCACTCTGTCGGTAATTGAGTACTACCTGAAATTCCTGTCCAGATCCGGCCATTTGATCAAGGTACTGGTGTGATTCATCATCAGGTATGTAATTCACAACAATGCTAAAGGGATCTATTCCCTGCTCTGCCATGAGTTTTGTTGAGTATTCACTATCATATGTTTCAATAGACTGTGTACTGGAATTAATTTTCAGTACTGGAAATGCGGCAATTTCATTAATAAGAAGATTACCCGCCCCCTGTGGGGATGTATTACCCGTGTCACTATTGACATATAATTTAAAATTTAAACCTGTATATATGTCTGTCATAGTAAATCCTTGTTATTGCTTTTCGATTACTATGATATTTATTGTAAAAGCCAGACTTACTGAACCCGTTGTAGGATCGGTAACTATGTCACCCTGCTCATATGAATACCCTATCAAAACTAAATTATTATCCCGGAAAGCCTTACCTTTCTGTTCATCAAATACCGTGATGATTTCATCATACGTGAGCGAAGGTGCAGTACTGCCATTTGTCGGATTCGGTGAAACCAGATACTGAACAGTAATGTTTGCCTGATAGCGTTGATTAGTACCGAAATTAATACTCTGTTTGCTAAAATTAAATGCAATTTCTTCAAAAATATCACTCTCACGTGACGTTTTGAGATTTTTTGTACTGTTAATTAGTGACTTCATTGTTTTGCGTACATTGACGATTAGCTGTGACATTAATAGTCCTCCGCGAAGTGCTGTCCTTCTACAGTGCGGTAATAGATATCCAAAAAACCGGACAGATCATCGACAATGTTATAGACTGTATATTTTACACCACGGATAATCAGTACTGAACCTATGGTGACGGTACTGATATCAGTTTTTTTTGCCGTGCAATATGTTTCATTTGATTCGATGAAAGCACCACCACCGCTGGATACAGTTACGGGAACCATTTCAAGAATGGCCCTGAAAGTAGTTCCCGTTTCTGTTTGTACTGTTTCACCGAATGCATTTATGAACACATCACACTGTGATGGTTTAAATGCTCTCATATGTTATGCACTGATTTTAATTACACGGAATGCTTCTGGATTGGTGAGTGCAAAGTCAATATCAGCCCACACACGAGCGATAACAGAACCACGATTACGATTAGTAGTATCATCCATATCGAGTTCTAAACTGTCACCCCATTGAGCAATGGCCAGTTTTGAGAAGTCACCGAGAATGACGAAATCCCCAGCACCAGCCAGTACTTTACTGTCGTATGCAGGTACACCACAGAGATCACCGTCATCAAACAAATAGACTGCGGCGGTATTCGTACCACGTAATGTAGTACGTAGTGTCGCTTTAGTAGATGGAGACATTACAGCACTGATATTACCGAAGTTGACACCCTCATCACCCAGCTCACCCTGTGCTTCAACGATACTGTCATAATCGTAGGCAGTGACGGTTTTAACATGACCTGCTGCAATAGCTGCATCTACTACCGCTTTCATAATGATGGTTTCAAGACGTTCTGCGGAACCCGCAACAATAGCCTGAGAAACAATCTGTTCAATCTGAGGACAGGATTTCACGACTGTGCGTGATAACGGTACTGAACCCGTGAAAGTACGTGGTTTCATCAGTACTGATTCGAAATTCGCGTCAACTTCTGGTGATACGCCATTCTCCGAAATGAAATCGAAGGTTTTAGTGAAATCACCGGATAGTTTTGGTAATGCGATTTCTGAGGTTAAACCAGTGTACATCTGTACCGGAAAGTTTTTTAATACACTGTTTGCACGTAGTACATCAATAAATGAACCGTACAGTACATCAGTATGAATGATGTCTTTGGCTGTCGTAGTTGTCACACCAGCACGAATGAAATCAGCATTACTGATGATGACACCATTTTTACCGTACTGTGCATCTGTATTTTTTCCATCGAGCATATTACGCATCAATGCGTTTAGAGAAAATTCCATTTTTATATCTTCCTTGATAGTTGTATTTTTATTCATGACCTGGCGTTTAAATCCATCAATGGATAAACCAGATTTAATCGCCTCATCACGAATGGAATCGGCTGTATTAAACGCACGTGAAATGGCGTTTATTTCATTTATACGTTCGTCTTCCTGAACATCCTGTTCTGGTTCAGACTCTGTATTTATTGATTCTTCTGTTTCAGTACTGGATTCCTGTTCAGCATTTGTTTCTGTTATTTCAGCACTGGATTCCTGTTCAGTATTTGTTTCTTCTAGTTCAGCACTTGATTCTTGTTCATCATCCGTATTAGTTTCTAATGCACGACCGATACCGACTTCATTATCTGCGGGTACTGATACCATACTGATCTCATAAGGTTCCCAGAGAGTAATAAGTAAATTATCCCCGGAAATTTGATAATCCAGAATTGAATATCCTACTGAAACTTTCTGTAATGTACGCTCCTGCACCATCGCATATTTTTCAGCACCTAAACCTACAGAACTGAAACGAACTAATGCACGTCCAACACGGTCTGAATCAATAGTTGCTGATTCAATGGTTCCAATATGAGCATCCATATTATGATTGAATAATAAGGCCGCACCGGAATTTAAACGGTCCAGTAAAACATTCTCAGTACCGTGAAGAAGGATTTCATTGTATTCCTGACCACCAATATTACGAGTTACTGGCGTTTCAGAACTGAATGCTAACAGGACAGTAGTACTGTCATTATCTGAGAGACTATTTTCACTCGTTAGTGCCATCTCCCGTTTCTGTGTTTTGTTTATTTCCATCTGAACTTCCCTGTTCATTATTTGTTGTTGTATTTATTCCCTTCTCCCTTTCAAGTTCTTCAAATACGTGTTGTGGCTCCATGCCTAAATCACGGATTATCTGAGAACGGGATTTAACACCCATGTTTAGAAGTATCTGCTCGTACTGAGCATCTTTAACAGGATCAAGACTGACGGGTTTAACTGTTATAAAGGTACAATTCGCAATGTTTTCAAAATCCACAAATGACAGATTATTGAGTTCTGTCACCATCAGTCGTTTAATAAACTCGCGGTAGATCGGTCTCAGTACCTTACTGATAAGTAAATTACTGCGGGTTTTAAACCCTTCCCGTGATATCCGATCTGCCATTTTCGCAGCACTGAATGATGCGTTTTGGGTGTCACCAGTGAGCATAGATTTGGGTACACCCAGACCAGTACTGATAGTGGTGAGTACTGCATCACTGAATTCGGTGATCTTGTCCGTGCCTGCCGTGGGATTCAGTGTCTGAATGTTCTGACCAGGCTGTAACTCTTTTATGGTTCCAGGTTCAAAGTACTCTATGTGTTCACGTGGTTCAGATTCAGTATCGAGTAGTTCATCCTGCGTGGTATCACTGTTAGTGACAAAACCCATAGCCGAACTGGCTATTTTCTTCTGAATAACTGCCGCTTCGTTATAGCTATTGAAGTCCTCAAGCGTTTTAAACACGCTGATACAGTCAGGAAATCCTCGTTCCTGCCCTGCATACTCTGGTACGAAGTAATGAAGGATCTCATCTGCCGGAACACGTTCAGTACTGGAAGCATTAACCGTGTAATTCAGTGGGTTGATATCTGCTACATGGTAAGCCAGCACTTTCCCGTTACGATCCCGTTCAATACCGTTACTGATATAGGAACCGTTATTGAGTAGTTCATTTTTGGTACCAGGAATACGGGCTGCATCTATGACTGATATCTGTAGTTCCCGTCCCGGATGGATACGAATAAAAAAATCACCATCGGTAGCTCGTGTACGTTCTGCCAGTGCCTGAAATATATCGAATGAGAGAGTACCATCCAGTGAAAAACGTGAGGCATCAGAAGCCCATTCATAGAACATTTTCTCCAGACGATCCGCCAGTTCCTGATTTGTCTGTTCACCCATTATCGGGGCTGGCCTGACAGTGATCCCATCAGCACCGGCTACAGCGTTTGAACTCATCTGTACGTAACGGCGGGCATAGGGATTCTGTAGCGTCAGAGAACGGGATGCATCACGTAATGCTGTCAGTGACTGTCGCAGCACTGCATTGATATTAACGTTCTGAACACCTGTACCGTATGTACCAAGAATGCGTGTAGGCAATCCTGTTAAAGAACGGGTTTCACTTTTGAATTCCGAAGTACTGTTATGCGTTCTTTTCTTTCTGGCTGGTTTTGATTGTGGCAGTTCCGGTTGTGTCTGATTCTGCCGTGTATTAAAAGGCCACATTTCCGTGTGCTCCTGTTTTATCGGCAATGTATTGTTGATTTAAAAAATCCAGTACTGCCATTTTTCATTTTACGTTTTAATTCATTCACCTGACTGGTGATTGAATTTTTCAGACTCATGAGTGTATTTAAATCCTCATGAATTAATGTTTTGTTATTAATTGTCAGTTGTGAATTATCATTATTTATACGTGCACTGATGATGACATTGATATCATCAAGTTGTTTTTGCAGTTCTGACAATCTGTTGGTTTGTGCCATCGGATCAATAACTGTTATATTACTGATACGCATGTTCCCGTCTGTATTTATTACTACGGTATAGTACCCTGCTGTAAAGTTTTTCGTATCGATTAATGCCGTTACATCATCGGCATTTTCATTTTTATATTCATATAGCGTTTGGGTACTGTTCCCGATTTTAATCACTGTATTGGCCGGGAGTACTTCATATAGCACCTCACCAATATAAATCTTTTCTTTCATTTATCCTCCGAACCATAATTTTCCGAGAGTTGTATTAGTTCTGGAGTATTTATCAGTTTTTATCTCTGATGGTGGCTGTACTGGTAGTTCAGTTTCTTCACGTGTTGTTTGTTTATATTCACGTAATGTTTTGAACGGTTGAGTACCCAATTTTGAAAGTGCAAGTTTCATCATCGCCAGTGAGTACACAAGCGTGTCCAGGGCTTCGTTACGTCTGCCGGGTATACACTTCCAGCGAAACCCCGTACCGGAACGTTCCAGTGTTTCCGATGTTAACTGGTCGAAATAGTCATCAGGGAGATCATGAGCGAATCGTATCTTGAGCGGTGCGTCGTTTTTTTCTGACAAGGCATTATTCAGTAATGAACGTATCCAGTTCTTTCCCTCATGTACATTGAGCATGTAGAACTGACGTCCCTCTGATGTACTGGACTTGAATAACGGACCATTGGTACTACTGCTGCCCTTGATTGCCTCGAATCGTTTATACGCCTGACAGAAAGAATGTACTGTCTGTGTCGCCCTTCCATTCCCACTGTCAACCGCAACTTTGAGTACAGGAACTGTACGACCGGATACCGTTCTGAACTTCTGCTGACAGAATACAGCGAGATCGCCGTATGCCTTTGCCCCTTTAATCTCACAGTTGGGTGAATAGAAGTATCGATAACCGAGAACAAATAGCTCTGATTCATTGAATCCCATTACCTGGGCTTCTAACCTGTCCAGTTGTTGATCACAACCAATTACGATCCCAAGTACCGAATCGGGTATATGGGTTAAATCAAACGATTCATCCCTCAGTGCTTCGAGCTGGAGATCATCAAGTTCATCCTGGAACTCTGAATAATGCAGGCCGAGTACTGTGTTATAGAACGACTGGTAATTATATTCATACCATGCCATTTCAAATTCTTTTGCGATGGCCTGAATGGTACTGTTCGGTGAGTACAGACGGTTGATATAGAATCCGGCGGTATCAGTTACCTGGGGATTGGTGGCAACCCAACGACCACACGCAACCATTCGTACACGCTGTGCTTCTGTTATTTCAGTATGACATTCAGGACAGAGTAATCTGGCAGTACTGCTGTCAGGGAGATCACGCCGTCCGACCTTTCGCCATTCAAACTTTACGTTTTCCCATTTTAAGGTATGTTCATGTTCACAGTGCGGACATCTACAGAAGTACTCCCGTTGATCACTGTTCTGGTACTCAACATCGATTGCATCCCCGGAGAAGGTGGGTGTACTTGAAATGAGGATCTTCGCTTCCTGTCCGAAATCTATGGAACGTTGTTCCACTAGTCGAATTTTACTCCCCTCATCCGTATTCTGATCAATGGCTGATATCTCATCCAGAATAATTCGTTTTAATGTTTTACCCCTGAGTGCTTTTGCACTTCCGAGCGTCATGAAGTACAGAAAATTTCCATCACGCAATTCAATCTGGTTCTGATTATTTGCTTTTGTTTTATCATTCTTATCTGTTACAAGATCTTTTAGTACTGGAACAGCATCAATGGTTTTATCTATTTTCCCAGATTTCCATTGTTTCAGTTCTGCGAGAGATGATTGAGCAATACCGATATTAGAACTGTCAGTACTCATCCAGTAGAATAATGCCGAATTCAATATTGTCGTTTTTGCTATTTGAGCACTCGTCTTATAAATTACTTTCTTGTATCTGGTATCTTCAATAATATCCAGCATTTCACGCTGGAATGAGTACAGCTTAATTTTCTGCCCGGCTGCGGCACCATCGGGAAGTACTAAATTTTTTTCTGCCCATTCAGAGGGTTTATATTTTATCGGTGGGATCAGGTTTCGTACTGTTCGTTTCAGTACTGTCGATATGTTCATCCGTGAACGTTCCTTCCATTGTCATTGTTCCTATCTCATTAAGAATTTCATCAATGCGTTGCAGTAAAATCCGTTTTACTGCAAGTGCATCAGCTTGCTCGTGTATCTCGTGGTGTACTCTGTTTGGTAATGTACGTAGATAATCACGCATTGTTTTGAAGTACTGAGACAGTTCACGCTCTACAGTACTGGCTTCCATCAGTTCACCCGTTTTGACCCGTACCTCTGCCTCCGCAAGATCTGCCTCAGCCTGGAGTTTTCTCAGGCGTTCACGCTGAATCTGCTCATTGAGATCTGTTTCACGTAGTGGTCTGAGAATGTTTTCAATAATCCAGTTCCTGGCATTCTCTTCTGTGTCATTCGGCATACCGCGAGTAATCCATGCGAGTACTGTCTTCTGGTCGTAACCATAATCTCTTGCCAATTTTCTGGCACTAACTTTTTTTGTTGTCATAGAACACCTCCAGTACTATTTATACTGAGGTGAGGTGGAGAATGATTTTTAAATATATACAAAAAATAACGGGCTGCCGAAACCTCGCGATCTTCGTTAATTGTCGGAGAACCTTTTCCGGTATTGATTTTAAATGGTTTCAAGCATATTATTTAATTTTCACTTTTTCTGGATTATTGTATGGAATGGTATGATATAACTGGCAACATATCCGATTTGGTAATGGCAGGATCAGCCCTTGGAGCCTATCTGATTGCCAGAGATTACTTCTCAGATGTAATTAAAAAAGATGGTTATGAACACATAAAAAGATTGCAACTTGAGTTAATTCCCGCTCTTGAAAGAAATCTTAACTTGTCCTCTATTAATCTACTTGATGTTGAAGTCCCTCTTTATATCGCTGGTGAGAAAGGAGTTTTTCAAGATGAAGATGATGATGAAAGCACACTTCGAATAACTTTAGAAAATGATTTGAAATCTTTAAAGAAAAGCCTCAGCGAAAGTTACCGGCTTGAACGTGAGATTAAAAGTGTCTACAAAAATCTAGAAGTTTTTGGTTGGTCGATGATTGATAAAAAAGAATTGGCTTTGAAGCAAACCATAAGTAAAAATCATGAAGTATTTATTCATGTACATAATATTGTTTTGTATTTAGAGATAATATTAAGTCGTACAGCTCCCGACTTTTTACCAAGCGAAAATGATGATAATTACTCTAGTAAACATTTACCGCCACAATACCGCCCCATTCAAGAATTGGTTGAGAAGTTAATAGAAAATCAACGTGCATTGTATAACGTAGGTGATGAAGATACCCCTTATGTTGAAGCACTATCTTTAGTCCGTAACTATTATAAAGGCGGCAGACATCTTAATTTGTTTTTCAAATACACAAGCACTCACCCCAGCTTATATAAGAGATTGAGATTGAAATTGAAATTGAAATTGAAGCTTAGGAATAAATTTACTTTTTTCAAGTAATTCTAATTAAGTGATTCTTAGATAATGGTTTTGGTATTCTCATCAGAAATATACTAACCCTCATGCATTACATGAGGGTTTAATCAGTAATTATTAAAACACTACTTGTAATAAGATGTTAATCTATGGGCTATACTCCCCAACCATTCTTTAATGCTGTATCTGCAATTTTATTGCACATCATATTGAGTGCTATAGCTGCTGCAAGATAATCCTGGTTCAATTCAGAGGGATGAGAACTTCTAATTATTCTATATAATTCATCTGAATATTGTAATGCTTCGCTTGTTAATAAATTACTTTCACTTGCTTTAGAAAATGCACCGATTAATGCATTTCTATTCTTGGGTTCTGCATTATGATCATAACAATAATAGATCATAGCACCAGGACGCCTTTCAACTTCATGCATTGCTTCTTTCAATCTGGCTTGTATCGATTCAATTTGAACCTGAGTAGGCTTCGCAGGTTCAGTTTTAATTGTATTAGGTTTTACCTGTTCCGATTGTGTGTTTGGTTGTGGTTGTGGTTGTGGTTGTGGTTGTGGTTGTGGTTGTGGTTGTGGTTGTGGTTGTGGTTGTGGTTGCGGTTGCGGTGCAGTCTGAGTAGGTGTATCTATTTTTATAGTTTTATTATCACCTAACATCATGTTCAAATCATTTATGCGAGATAGGTATGCCTCTTTTAAAATTTGAGCCGAAGTAGCTTTATTTCGTACATCTTTTAGCCATATTAATTGAGATTTTTTGATAAGTGTAACGTTTTCTGGCCTTAATTTATTGACCTTTAGGTATAAGTTACTTAATTGCTCATCAAGAGCAGACAATTCTGGCGTAGTACAAATTGTCAGTTCTACATATCCATTGGCTTTACTACAATCGAACGATGCGGCTATAGAATTAGTACATATACTCAAGGAAATCATAGCCATGATAATGCTAATTTTAGTCATTTCGCTTCCTATTTTATCAAATAAAATCTACGGTTATATCTAAAGAACTTGTAGCGTTGAGACAATATTAGCAGTTGCTGGTTTAGCAGTTTCACTATCAGAATCTGTTTTATACTACTAAACAAACAAAACCTAATACAAAACCTCCCAATGTACCTGAAACACGGGAGGTCAATTTACTACGGTTTTTATCCTGCATAGTAGCTGAAATCGTACACCCAGCAATAGCCCATACCAGTAAACCAATCCCTGGTGGGGCCAGTACACTAACGTTCATCATTATCGCATCCCTATTAGTATCAACAGAAACATGATGCTCTTACGGTAAAGTTTTTGCAATATTACACATAACTAATATTATTCTATATCGCAACCCTATTTCATGACAGCTAATTTGAAATCTCTCTCTGTTTTACCAGGGTTCTTTTTAAGATATTTTTCAAAATATTCGTGAGCAATAGCATTCAGTTTACCCCTCGCGTTAACGTGAAAATCATGTCCGTTAAAATGAGCATTCAGAGGAAATGCTTTTCGATAATCATTACTATGCTCCCTCAGAAAAACCTCAATATTCTGATATTCCGGTGAACTATTAATAAGAGCTTGATATGCTCCATTTTTCAATAGTGCTGTGGGAAGTTTCTTGTTTACTGTCCTATATTCACTTCCCTGAAAGACAACCCTATACGAGCTTGCTTGAGCCTTAGCCTTAGTCTTTGGTACAGTTGTGCTATCTGTACTTACCAAGTCTTTGAAATCATCAATACTTAAACCAGCAGTACTTAACAGGTCTTCGAGTATTTTAATTTTTGCAGATTTATTTTGTTTTTCTTCTTCTCGTAATTGTGCTTGATAGTTTAGGACATCAGTACTGAAAGTTGAGAGAGTAGTTTGAAGTACCCTCAATTCCTCAGGATTAATCATTGCAAGTTCTTCTTTTTCGAATGCCGAAAAATCATAAGGTTGAATTAGTAACTGTTTCACCGTCTTCGCTTTGATCGTCATAATGCTCTCCATGAATTTGTTAACATCATCAAGTGAAATGCTTTTTACATTTGAACTATTGAGTACTGCATGTTGATTGAGGACTTTAATCAAATCAGGTGTAATCAACTCCGGCCTACTGATATGTATACCATAACGCCTGTTTATGTTGGGATTATTTTCGATACTTACGATATCGATCTTGCTACCTACTCGCACTAGGTAATGTGATGGGTTATCTGATATGGTTACGATGGCAGTGCTGCGAGTACTGTTAAGGGTACGTTTGTAGGGTTTTGGTTCCCAAATCTGAAAGGTACAACGGGTTTCAGTATGTTTAAAAACACTATCAATGTCCCTCTCGTACACGACATGCCAGTAGGGATTTATCTGATCCTGCAATCTAGGCTTCTTGATACTACGGGGCATGATGAAACATATGGCGTGTGCCGCCTTGCTGGCATGATTGAAAAAATCTATCGCTAGGCGGCCCCGGTAGCCAAATGGTGGATTCCCTATGTAGACACCTGCTGGTACTGGATCGATAGTCAAAAAATCCGCTTTGATAGTGCTATCAAGTACTGGATCGATATCATAACCAATAACATTAGGAAAATGTTTACTGAATGAACCATTACCTTCTGATGGTTCAACGTATTTAGTTTCCATACCGTATCGTTCAATTATAATTTCTGATAATTGTTTGCTTATATGTTCTGGTGTGTAATGTTGATCGTATGTCATAAAATTCTCCCATGTACTGAATAGTTATCGGTACATGAGCACTAAACTTTAATCAAAATTACATGTAACTTTTCTACCGCTTCTATGACAGTATCTATGTATGGATTGATTAAACTTTCGTTGAAGTACTCATCCTTTCTTTCATGAATTGTTAAGTACTGGAATGGTTCACCTAAATTACGAACCTTAAAATCACGCGTTTCAATAGTCAATACGATGCCATCAGTACAGATACGAACATCATCTGTTATGTAATGATAGTAGTATGTACCATCATTACTTTCTCTAAATTCAATTATCACCATGAGTAATACCACAATAGTAGTTTATGGTATTTATGTAATTTCACCATCATGCCAGGAAATGATCAGATGGGGCATCGCTTCGCTCTTGGATGTACTGACTGAGTACATATTAGGAGGCTTAAACAGCCGACGGCACGCCCTTGTACAGCGAAATACTTTAGGCCGTAAGGCCGACCCCGTATTATTATTTGCACTTATTAGTACATAAAGAGAAAATATTATGATGTACTGAATCTGGCGAGGTACGAGCGAGTTCAGTACATCATAATATAGCCGCGAATGAGCGGAGCGAATTCGTGTGCTCACATTATGATGGTATCAACAATGAGATTTCGCTCGTACCTCGCAAAATCCCATTGAGATGATTTTTAATGTTCATTTGCTCGTAAACTCGCATACCGTCAACGGGACTAATAATCGTGTATTTCTTCTATATAAAAAACGCAATATTAGTCCCGTTCAATGGTTGATTAGATAAGTCCAGTACGACTAAACTTGATGTTTCTTGCCCCTTTCACTCTATTATTTTTGTACGACTCATAGCAGACGAACAATTTTAGGAACGTATCGGCGGATTTTTGGGTTTTCAACTGCCCTTGATCGTTGACGAATTGCCCGTACTGCCCCCCTGCCATGTGTAGTTGATCTTCATAGCGATCAGTACGAATCATGCGTAACACTGATTCAGCTATTACTTCTTTCTCATTGTTCAAGATGTAATCACGACCATTAGCAACTTGTAGCCATAGTCTTTTTATTTCTGGCGTGATCAAGTTACCATGTAGTTTATTCTGTAAATCGAATTTTACGTTGCTTAGAAACTTTTGTGGATTAGTAGCATTTGGTAGTTCAACCATAACAACATCGTTAACTACATCACGTACACCATATGCTAATATTTCCTGAATCTGTTTACGTAGTTTCTTTTCTTCATTTGTATATGATACTGAATCATCAAAACGCCCTGTACTGGTATCGTACTTTTCAACGATGGTTTCTTGTGCGTTCTTCATCGCCTGTTTCTTAGCTTCACGTTGTGCTGCTTTCTCTTCACGAATATCAATACTAAAGGCATAGGTAGTATCACAAAACTCGAAACCATAGCATTCAAGTTCAAACATATACATTTGTAGATCAAGTTGCTCGTTACTTCTACGAATATCATACATACGATAATCAATTAGTTGATAGTCTGGTACGTATTGATTGAAAGTAGTATCAAAGCGAATCATTTCACTAAAGCATGTATTATGATATGTGTTTCTAAATGCTTGCTTGTCCATCGCCTTAGATAACTTACGGTTTGCTATCTCTGCGTTCTCTGTAGCAAGGCTAATGAAATCTTCTGTAGTTAATGAACCTTCTGAAAAATCAATTTCAACTGGATCTTCAACTTCAACACCATGACGGAACACATAGGTATTGATTTTCTCTGCGTTACGCCAACGGTTTGTAACCTGTTCAATCTGTTCTGTACTGAACACTGTACGTTCTGTATGAATAATGAATACGTTAACTTCTGGAAATTCATCAGTGAAGTTCAACCCTTCTACCACCGATATAGTACCGATAATATAATCACTACCATCTACAGTACTACGCTTGATCATATCCTTGATAACAGTATCTGATCTTGACCCGCCATTTCCGGTGATCTTGACCCGCCATTTCCGGACAGCTTTTGTATCTTAAGTTAACGATGCCCGCTGCCGCCGGTATTCTCTCGGAGAGTGATATCCCAGCGCACTATGCGGGTGATTTTCATTGTAATGCGTGAACGCCGCTGCAAGGTTTCGCAGGGCTGTTCTCACATCCGGTTTCGGCATGAACGCGATATAGTCTTCCTTCATCGTCTTCACGAACCGTTCGGCCATGCCATTGCTCTGCGGGCTGCTCACCGCTGTTGTACATGGCTCCAGATTCAGCTCTTTGGCGAACCTCCGCGTTTCATGCGCGGTATATGCTGAACCGTTGTCCGTCAGCCACTGCACCGCTGTGTCGGGCAGCCTGTCGCCGAAGCGCTTTTCCACCGACCTCAGCATCACATCCTGCACGGTCGAACTGTCATAGCCTCCCGTGCTTGCTGCCCAGTCTATGGCCTCACGGTCGCAGCAGTCCAGCGCGAACGTTACCCGCAGTTTTTCGCCGTTGTCGCAGCCGAACTCGAAGCCATCTGAACACCAGCGCATATCGCTTTCTGCCACCGCTATCTTGCCCTTATGTTCACGCTTCGGTCGCTCTGGTTTGTGATGCAACAACAACAGGTTATGCTCGCTCATTATCCTGTAAAGCCGTTTGGCATTCACAGGTGGCTGTCCCTCTGTGCGACGTTGCTTGCGCAGGATGCCCCACACGCGTCGATAACCATAACTCGGCATATCGCTGATAATGTTGAGGATAGCCGACAGTATTTCTGCGTCTGCTTCTTCATTACGCCGGTTACAGCGCCTGTCCTGCCAGTCGGCAGAACGGTTAATCCGCAGTGACAGTTGCGCACGCGACACGCCCATGGTCCGGCTGACCATGGCTATTCCCCGTCCTTTGGCAACAAGGGCGCGTGCGCTATCCATTTTCGCGACTGACCGTACTCCACGGCTTCTTTCAGGATCTCAACTTCCATCGTCTTCTTGCCCAGAAGGCGCTGAAGCTCCCGGACCTGCTTCAGAGCAGCAGTAAGCTCAGAAGCAGGAACGACTTCCTCTCCAGCCGCAACGGCGGTGAGGCTGCCTTCCTGATATTGCTTCTTCCACTTAAACAGCAGGCTGGGCTGGATACCATGCAGGCGGGCGACATGGGAGACATTCATACCCGGCTCCATCGTCTGCTGGATAATGGCGATCTTCTCCTGAGGAGTTTTACGTTTACGGACTTCTTGCCCTAACAGGATCCCGGTCATCTCAAAATTGGTGTTAGTGTTAGACATATATTCAAGCCTATCTCTTATCTGGAGATACAGCTACTGTCTGGTGTTTCAGGGGGCTACATCAGTATCTGATTTAGTATCTGCTGTGATTTCTTTGAATTTCAAATCTGAGTACTTTTTAATAATATCTTCAATATCTTCTTTGCTATTAACAAGGATGATACCTGGTAGATTTGATTGTTGAATCAAAGAATACGCAAGACCATATACGTTATGATGATCAAAGATGCTAATCTTCTTAGTAAATGGATAATGCTTACAAACACGAATCACTTTATCAAAATGAACATTACTGAAATATTCAGGTCTTGCTGTACCACTCATGAAGATTACACGCTTGAATAACTTCATAATTGAAAACACAGCACGTATAGCTTTACGGCGAAAGTTACTTGAGTTGTATAGTACATGACATTCATCAATAACAAGTGTCATTTCTTTGTAATCATAGTTCAATGCTTCTTCGTTCTTCTTACCACCTGATAGATAGTCATTATACAATTTCTCGGCCTGATCATAGGTGGCACTACCATAGAAAATATCATTCATTGGATATAGATTACCATCAGCATCACGTTTAGTTGTTTGTTCAGCTAATAGTGTATATGGACTAAGAACAATACACATTGGATCGTTCATCATGGTATGAGATTTGCCAGTACCACAATCACTAATCAAAAAGTTGTTACCATAAACATAACCAATTTGATCATGTAATTCACCATAACGACCCGTTACAGGCAATTCGTAGTAAGACCAGCCTTTTTCATTTGCTTCTTTCTTAGCTTGGCTGAAACGGTCAAAGGTTCTATCAAATTTGAAAGTTTCGGCTTGTGGAGCATGTTTGATCCAGAAATCAGCGGGTAAATGCTTACTGTAGAAACCCATATGGTAATTGTTACCGCAATAGTTCATAAATGATTTGCTTGCGTTAATCATATGAGCAATCGCACGTTCATACGCTGTCTTATTGGCATCGTAACGCAATACACGCTCTACATACTGCGGATCATTGATACCGTTAGCTACGCACCAGCAAGCGAATATAAACGCCTTAGAACGTTCTAAGCTGCCCTGTAGGGCAATACTCACACAATCTACGTAATCAAGAATCGTATCATCTGAGTATGCGTTACGTTGATATGTCTTGAATTGGTCAATCACAAGATCACGCTTTAGTACTTTAGGGATAGTATCAATACTAAAGAACACTCCCTGATTACGCTTTGTGAAAGCTAAGTGTTTTTTACCCAATGGGTAACACGGCATGATCTGTCCCTGGGACAATGTAAAGCAACTGGTGTCCTGTACGATAGGACTAAAGAAGGCTTTCATATCGCTCTGGCGTTCCTTCCAATCCTCGGCCTTCACATCATCGAGTAATGGTAGCATCACACGAAAACGCGGGTACTCCGGCGTGTTGCTATAGGTGCTGTATACAAAGTAATCGTAGCCCTGTAAAAACTCATCTACCATTTCCATTGTTGTTAGTTCTTCACCTTCCTGATTATCAATATCAAGAATTAACATACTGCGAAAAACGGTATTAGCATCATTACGTTTAGTGTAACAAGCACCACCAAGAAACATCGTATGTTGAAGTTTCCCATTTTTATCTAACTCTGCCCAATTGTTAGTGTCACCCCATACTTTACAGAATTCATCCCATTCTTGAGAATAGGTATTCTGTACTCTCTGCCCTGTACTACGAATCTCTTGTGTGTATTTGTCGATGTACTTTACTGATTCGGTTCTTGTAATTGTAATTGTTCTATTCATATATCATCCCTCCGTGGATGTTGTTAATCTTCGTTACTACTCAATAGTATTTTCAAAGTTGCTAAGTCCATTTTTCCAAACATGTGACCTAAATTATATTCTTTACAAAGTGCTCTTAAGTCCTTCCAGAACTTAGTACCTATTACTACGCGATGCCATAGTATTTCATCTTGAAAATACACATCACATACTAATGTATCTTCTTTTTCACCACCACGTGTGTTTATGTCTCTAAATGAGAATGATACGATATTTAACATTACATACTTCCTTTTATGCCGTATAGATTGATTAGGTACTGAATCGCCTGGCTTGTGTTCTTAGCAAGTCCTGCGGCTATCATTGCGTTTAGAATTCCGTCTTGTGTCTCAGTGATGCGGAGGCATACAGTTTTTTCTTTTTTCTCTTTCATGTGAGTTCCTTTTTGTTGTTGAAGTACGGGACTAATGTTGCGTTTTTTATATAGAAGAAATACACGATTATTAGTCCCGTTGATTTTTTGTAATACGTAATCTCGCGTTTTTGACGTATAAAAGCACCCCTTTAATGTCACGAAAAGGGGTAACTTTGTATAGGAGGAGATTACATGAATCGTTTTTACACTCGACGGTGATACTCTGCTTACGTATTATTTATCAAATTCAATTTAAAACTATCAGTTATGAAGAATGGGATTACTTCATTTAGATAGGATTCAGTGCTACGCTTTTCCCGCTGGCTTTATATTTTTTTGAATAATTATAAAGTACTGAACTTAGTATGGTGTAATTTGAGTATTGGTTAGATAAAGCTAAACACCTCTGTTTTCTGGCAAGTACATATTGGTTATGTGCTTCCTGTACTGTAGGATATGTACCTAATTTTACAATTACCCCATTGATAGAAATTTGTGCCTGATACCCTTTATGATTTCGGACAACTCCCTTCATTAAGGATGTGCTGAATTTTCGAAACAACTGATTTACTTCATTAGGTACAAACAAGCAGGTGTCTGGACTGTATATAGTACCTGATAGAAGGTCTTTATCTAATTGCCAGCCTATTTCATAGTTTGGCTCGAACCAAGCATAGAAATTACTAAATGCATACCATGCATTGCATATACTCACACTAGTGTAATTTTTGCTATGTTCAACTCTGTAATGCATATTCTGCCAATACCTGTATGCTTCTTTATATAGTTGGTATTGATTACGTGTATATTTTAAATCATTTATCTTTATCATTTTATATAATCCTTTATATTAAAGTACTTCAATCCTTGAAGTACTGATGTTGTTTTTCTAATGTGAAACCATCAAAACCATCATTTACCCAATATTGAGTACTGATTTATCAAATAAACCAATGCCGCAGATAGTGATTTTGCCTTCCCATCATCAACTAGTTTTTGCAACGCCATGATATGTTGTTCTGAGAGTCGTACATTAATTTGCTTCGTTTTTTTATCACTCATATATACCCTCCATGTGATATACAATTCATAAAAAATTCACGCCAAAAAACGCCCCCAATGTCACGAGGGGGGATTTAATATTGGAGATTTATAATGAACTATAGCACATTAATTTCAAACGTTTCATTTATCCACGTTCATTATTATTTATCATTTCCTGGTGTGAATATCCATATAACCATAATAACAAACCAGACGAATAATATACATTGCCAGAAAAATGCAGTGGTGATCAACCAACCTCCAGTGCATATAATCGCAATGACAGTGGCAATTTGTAATAATTTATTAATCATTTTCATCATCTCCAATAGGTTTTATCAATTTTATTTATCAAAAATGATGAAAAACGCCCCCAATTTATGAGGTGAAATTTGAGATTTTCACTAAAATGCTTTGTATCGCGTTTTGAGAGGTTTTTACCCTCAGATGAGAAAATGTATTCAGAAAATAAATAAACCCCGTAGAAGCGATTCTGCGAGGCCGTTTATATTACTTTTAAGCCTGTACTGGATTTATAGTACTTTTAACGGATGTTCTTTAGTGCATCTCGTCTTTTGATCATATCACTAATCCACATAGGCATAGTCTCAGTCTTGCAGTACATTTTATTCCAGTACTGCAACACGAGATCTATTGGGTAAAAATCATCACGTTTGTACATAGATACTGCAAAATTTATTTTATTCCGCTGTTGTGCATCATCCTGCATATGCATAATGATGTTTCGCTCTTCTACTAGATCGTTGAGTTCTTTTCTCAGTTTATTATGTTCAGATAATTCTTTTACATTTAGTATTTTTGGAATAACTCTAAAAATCTTTCGTGAAATGGAAAAATCTCTATTGTTTGGTATCAAGGTGTTCAGTTCACTAATCGTTCTTTTTTTGCCTTTTTGTTCAACTTCTATTTCAATTTTAACTGGTTGATTCTTTTCATCTACATGAGATTGAATAGTGTTGTTCACCCATGATTCGAGAGCGGACAGGGTGAATGCTATACTAGCCATGAAATTTTGTGAGAACTCAAAAAAAGTCAGATAATTTTTATCAGTATTTTCAATAGCGGGCATTCCATCAAAATCACTGGTTATAATAGAAATTTGTTTTTTTAGATTTCTTGCAACTAGTGCCGCAGACAATGCATGATCAAAAAATAGTGCTTCAAACTCTGGAGGGGGAACTCGCATCCTAAAGCCATTATATTCTCCGGCAGTACTGACAATAGTTATTTTTGAACCTTTTTTAATCTGATGACCAAAAGCAATAGTATCCTCGACAACTGTAATATTTCGGTCACGAATAAATCTATCCAT